GCGCAGTTCGTGCCATCGCATGAGGCTGAGTTGTGGGTCGTAGTCAAGGACGGCAACGGACGCGTCAAAAGACGCGCGGACGGCAAGGTTGGCGATCAAGCTTGACTTGCCTGTGCCACCCTTGGTGGCCGCAATAGCTATCACTGCCATCTACCGATATCCGATACGGGTTGTCGATACGCATATCCGATACCAGTTTCCGATATGGATATCGAGTATCGATATTCGATATCTATTCTTGTATCAAAATGTCGTGCATGTTACAAGTTTCAAGGCAAATCAACGACCTATGGAGCTTTCCTTGACTCTCCTGGACCATTCCGTGTTCGAGGCGCGGGTGTTGCTTGCGGCCTATGGCGAGCGCTTGGCTGATGCCGTCAACGCTCGCATGCCCGACGAAGAATTGCGCAGTATTGTTACAAGAATTGCCAGTCTGGGCGCCATAGTTGCACGCGATTCTGATGTATTGACAGATGATCCGCAACGTTATACTGTTCACCCCAAGTCGCTAGGGCAGGAGTTGCTTGCCGAAATAGAGGACTTCCTGGTTGAAACTGGGATGGCGCCCTCAAAATTCGGGCTCGGAGCCGCCAGCGACAGCCATTTGGTTCACCGCCTCAGGCGCGGATTGAGTGTAACCCTCAGGACGGCCGACAAGGTGCGGCAGTACATGCGGGTTATGCGGCCGCTAAGCGGGGAGCGTCAGTTCTACAGACTGCACAATTAACGTCCAGCGCATCCCGTGGATTGGTGGCGTCGGGTGCTGAAAGCCGGAAACCAGTACGGCACGAATGCCCCCATTGCGCCCTGAGCTAGGATGGTATTGCCTCCGCTGCCCACCGGGTCGCGAGGAAGCGCTAAGGGTCCAGCTCCATAACCGGGCGATCACGGCACTAGCGCCCCATGAGATTTACTGGATCAAGGCGCCCCGCTCTGTGCGGCGCCAATTCCCCACCGCCAAATGGGCGTCACGCCGCAAGCCGGTGTTCTCCCGGCTGGTGTTCGCCCAGGTGAGGGAACCTCGTGATTGGTCATTGATCCGCGATCTGCCCATGGTCAGGGGCGTGCTCTCCATGGCTGGGCAAGTTTATCGCCTATCTGAAAAAGACGTGGCTATGCTCTACAACCTTGACGGCATCCAGCGCGAAACTCCGAAAGAACCGAAGCCCCTTAAGCCTGGCGACAAGGCCAAGGTGGCAATCGGCGCGTTTGCTGGGCATGCCTGCGAGGTGCAGTCCATAGCCGGGAAGCGTGCCCTGATCCTCATGTCTCTGTTTGGGACCATGAAGGTGGTAGAGATACCCGTCACGAGCTTGGAAGCCGCCTGACATGGCGTCCAAATCGACACGTTCGCGGAATATGTCAGCAAGGCCCCGGAAGCGTCGCCACATCCCCCGTGATCGGCGGCTTCGCGAGCTGGTGTTTACCGCCCTTGCTGAGTCCTCCAACGCCGCAGACCCAGCACTAGCCGACATGGCCAAGTATGTGCTGTGGATCAAGACGGGTGTGTTGCCGGGTAAATCAGGTTTGCAGGTTGTGGCCGGTGGGAAGCCCTGATGCTCTCCAAAACCCGCATAAATGAATTAGCCGAGCAATGCAGGTTCAGGGTTCTGGATGTTGAGCCCTCCGGTATCGGAAACTCCGTCCACGTCAACCTGAAAGACGACAAGACAGACGCCAGGGCCACCATCGCCATCTGGCCTGAATCAACCGAGAATGATTTGCTGTATCTCCTGACACGCGCCAGCTTCGAGCTGCGGGGCATGGGCGCTATGTCGGGCGGATCGCATGAATGGATGATGTGAGCGGCTATGCTAGCCGAAGCTGAATACCGGCCGATCCCCGATAGCAGGGCGCTGGTCCCCACAACGCGGCGGGGAAGGCCGACAGTCTACAGCCCGGCCTACACCAGCGAAATTCTGTCGCGCTTGGCCGAGGGCGAAACCCTTCGCCAAGTGTGCCGTGATAAGCACCTGCCATCCGAGGCCACGGTTCGCATGTGGGTTCTGGATGACATGCCACGGGGCTTTGCTGCGCAATACACGCGAGCCCGGATGCTTGGGTATCTCGGTATGGCAGATGAGCTTGTCGAGCTGTCTGACGACACATCGCGGGATTGGAAGAAGGGCGAGGATGACGACGAACCAGTCTTTAATGGTGAGGCCGTTGCCCGCTCCCGCCTCCGCATAGACACGCGCAAATGGATACTCGCTAAGATGCTTCCCAAGGTCTTTGGTGACAAGCTGCAACACGAGCATTCTGGCGAAGTCACCGTCCGTCACGAGAACATGCTTGATCGCATTGCCTTGCTGGAGAGAGAGGGGAAGCTGTGATATTCTCTGTACTGATTTGCAGAGATGGTTGGGCCTTTTAAATGATCTCGATACACAGCACGGCGAAGAAGAGGAAGGGTGGGCGCTATCAGGAGCGGATATCCCAGCTTGTAAAGGAAAAGCGCGACATTGAGAGGGCAGCTGGAATTCTGGCCGCCGAACTAAAGCATTTTAACGATTTCCGCACCGCCCTGGATCAGCTACGCGCTCTGCTGGATCGCCCGGATGCCTTAAGAGCCCTAGCTAACGCGTCACAGTACAAGACCGCCCGCGAGGCAGAGGCCGTTCTCTTACGCTACGTCGAGAGCAGCGGTTCCCTTCAAAATGGAATATGGGACAAGCTTATTGCTCTGGCTCCCGTAAACAGGGATGCCGTGCAAGAGCTTGTTTACACGGGCGTGGGCGAGCCGGGATATTGAGCAGCGCCGCTGACCGCGAGCTAGAGCGCGCCCGCGCTGCCAAGCTCCTACGCGATAACCTCGTTCTCTACGCTCGCGAATGCCTCCACATCCGCACCAAGCGAATGGAGGTCGCGCCCTTCCGCTTCAATGCCTCACAGCTCTATTTGCACGAGCGCCTGGAGGAACAGAAGCGCAGGACCGGCAAGGTCCGCATGCTGGTGCTCAAGGGTCGCCAAGTCGGCATCAGCACGTACATAGCCGCGCGCTTCTACCACAAGACCACGCACACGCGCGGATGCCGCACATTCATCCTCACGCATGAGGATCGCGCAACTGACAACCTGTTTGACATCGTGCACCGCTATCACGAGCGGTGCCCCGAGGAATTAAAGCCCCAGACCGGCGCAGCATCCGCAAAGGAACTGAGCTTTAGCCTGCTAGACAGCGGCTATAAGATCGGAACCGCAGGAAGTAAGAGCGTCGGCCGGTCTGACACCATCCAGTTGTTTCACGGCTCTGAGATGGCCTTCTGGCCGAACGCCGAGGAACACAGCGCGGGCATAGGCGAGGCCATCGCCAATGTGCCTGGCACTGAGGACATTCGCGAGAGTACGGCCAACGGCATCGGCGGAAGCTTCCATGCTCTCTGGAAGAAAGCCGAAGCTGGTGACACAGAATTTGAGTGCTGCTTTATCCCGTGGTTTCTCCATGAGGAATACAGCACCGAACCCCCGCTTGACTGGCGCCCACCGCCAGCTTTCTCCGAATACGGAGAGATATACAACCTCAAGCCGGGGCAAATCTATTGGGCTTGGCTTAAGAACCGCGAGAAGGCCGCACACACGGGCGGCAGCTCTGACGAGTTCTCCTGGCAGTTCCGTCAGGAATACCCAGCGAATGCCGATGAAGCATTCCAGGTCTCGGGCGCCAACCACTTCATCAAACCCGAAGTGGTGCTCAAGGCGCGCAAGGCGAAGATCACAGGAACAGGCCCCATCGTTCTAGGCGTTGATCCCGCACGCGGCGGCAACGACAAGATGGGCATCATTGACCGGCAAAGGCGACGGCTAGGCGGACACGTTTGCGAACGCTACACCACGAGCCGCGACCAGCGCGCCAATGCCGGTCATGTTATTCAGATCGTTAAGAAGCTCAAGAGCCAAGGTCTGCCGCTCAAGAAAGTCTGTGTTGACTGCACAGACGGCGGCGCCCTCTACGATCATCTCGTGGACGCTCTGGGCGATGATCTGGTGATGGGCGTCAACTTCGCAGAGCGGGCACACGAGCCCGAGAAGTACGCCAACAGGCGCTCTGAGATGGCTGACCATCTCCGCGCTTGGTTCGATGATCCGGCAGGCGTCCAGATACCAGACAGGGACGATCTGCAGGGCGATCTGTGCTGCTACACGTGGGGCTCAGGCCAGGAACACGTGCACTACCGCCCCAACGGGCAATTGCTGATGCCGCAGAAGGAAAAGGTCAGGGAGAAGCTGGGCTTCTCTCCCGATCTACTCGACGCAGCGAAGCTGACCCACGCCGTTGACTACAGCGAATTGACTGAGACCCAGGAACGCAGCGGGTCTAGCAACAATCTTGGAACGGCAGGATGGCTGGTTTGAAGTCGATAGCGATCAAGCGCGATGGGTGGGGCTTCTATGCAGGCCCGGATTTCTGTGCGGGTGAGGGCTGGGTCATCGGCATCATGTGGTCATGGCATTCCATGGCTAACGCGCCCGGTCACGGCTGGTTTCTGAAACACGTTTCTCTCCACCTTAAGCGTCCCGCGCGCGTTCGCTGGCAGATGCCGATTAGGTTTACTCGCAGCTAATGGCCACCTACTCCCAACAGCTTCCTGCCCGCCTCAAAGCGGGCAAGGCGCAATCCACCGACGATATCGTCAAGGAGGTCCGCACCAACGCGGAGCTTCACTGGAATCATGAGCGCCTGAACATTGACGAGGCCACGATAGATCAGCGTTTCCGCGCCAACGATCAGTGGCCGGATGCAGCGAAGCGCCAGCGCGAGGCCGAGGGGCGGCCGATGCTGACGTTCAATCAGATGAACCAGTATATTGCCCAGGTGGTCAACCCGATCCGCCAGGCGGACATTGCCATCAAGGTTTCGCCTGTAGACGGCACCACCGATCCCGAGCTGGCCAAGGTCTACAACGGCATTCTTCGGCAAATTCAGTACCAGTCGAGCGCTCGCGCGGTCTACGCACACGCCCTGGACTGCCAGGCTGGATGCTCAATCGGCTGGTTCCGCATCGTCCACGACTACCGCGACGACAACAGCTTCGATCAGGAAATCTACATTGAGCGGATCAACAATCCCCTCGCTGTAGGCTGGGACCCCGCCGCCCGCGATCCCGTCCTTTGTGATGCCATGTGGATGTACATTGCGGAGACGTGGCCGGTTTCTGCCTTTGAGGCCCGCTGGCCCGACAAGGCGAAGGAAGACGTTGAGACCATGCGCGGGTACGGCGATGGCTCGTTTTGGTTCTCAACAGAGACCGTTCGCGTTGCTGAGTATTACCGCAAGGTGCCCGTTAAGCGCACGCTGGCGAAGACCCAATCCGGTCAGGTTATCGACATTACTGACATGGGCGAAGCCCAGGCGGGCCAGCTCGGCATCATCGCCACGCGCAAGGTCAACACACATCGCATTGAGAAGTATTTCGTGTCCGGCGCGGAAGTGCTGGAAGGCCCGCACGAGGTTCCTGGCTGCTACATCCCGTTGATCCCGGTGATCGGCGGCGAAGTGGCGATGGAGAAGGGCGTATATCGCTACAGCGTCACGCGCTTTGCCCGCGATGCTCAGCAGATGTACAACTTGAACCGCACAGCGATGGCTGAAAGCATCGGCTTGGCGCCCAAGGCCAAGTGGCTGACACCCGATAAGGCCATCTCCAAACACCTTGGCGAGTGGGAACAGCAGAACAAGAGCAACAAGCCGGTCCTGCGCTATACGCCCGTGGTAGAGAACGGCGTGCTCTTGAAGCCCGAGCGAATTGCGCCCGTTGAGGTGCAGCCCGCCCTCACACAAGAGGCCATGATGGCCCGTGAGGACATGATGGGCGGCACAGGCATATTCAACGCCCAGCGCGGCAACCGCTCAAACGAGACCAGTGGTGTTGCCATTGATGCCCGCAAGATGCAGGGCGAGGTTGCCAACTACGGCTTCCTCGACAACTTCAAGACCTCACTTGAGCATGCCGGGCGCATCCTCTGCGACTGGATACCCAAGATTTATGACACCGAGCGCGTTATGCGCCTGATTGGTGAGGACGAGAAGGCCGAAGAAACCGTCCCCATCAACTACGTGCTCTACGGCCAGGACGGCACGCCCGTCATGGTCAATGACCTTTCCACGGCCAAATTCGACATTCGCGTCACCATCGGTCCCGGCTATTCCACGCGTCGTCAGGAAACCCAGGCATTTGTGGAAAGCCTGATGAAGGCGCTCCCGCCCGAGATGGCGGGCGCTATTGCCGATCTTGTGGCAGCCAATAGCGATATGGCTGGCGCCGATGAGGTATCCAAGCGCCTCAAGGCGATCATCAAGAAAGCCATGCCCGGCATTATCGAGGCTGCGGAGTCCAAGGATGGCGAAGCACCACCCGAGCAACCGCAAGGTCCGCCGCCAGAGCTGATGATGCAGCAACTCTTGCTCCAGCTCAAAGACATGGCCGCCAAGATCGAGAAGACGCAGGCCGACACGCAGCTCTCGCTTGCCAAGGCCGATCAGACGCGGGCGCAGACCGGCAAGGTGGCCGCAGAGACGGCCAGCGTTGTCCAGGGTGTGCACCATGCGGATGCGCGCCTGCCGCACGAGCTTGCCAGCCAAGGCATGGATGCCGAGGGCAAGCGTCGCGAGATGGACCGCGCCGATCAGCGCTTCCCACACGAATTGGAACATCAGAGAGCGCAGACGCGCAATTTGTTGTCCCCGCCTTCCGCCTAGTTAGGCGCAGTACCAACCCAACGGAAATCCAATGAGCACTGAAAATGCCCTCGCGGGTGGCGATGCCACGTCCGCGCAAGTAAACGAGTCTCAGGCTGCACCCGCTACCGACGAAGCGCAAAACACGTCGGCTCCCGAGACCCAGGAGCAAGAGGGTTCCCAGGCAGATGCCCAAGGTGAGGGCAAGTCTTCTGAGGCGAAGGATACCGGCAAGTCCGATGCCGCAAAAAATACGGACAAGGGCCAACAGGAACCGAAGCGTAATCGCGTTCAAGAACGCATCTCAGAGCTGACCCGCGCCAAGCATGACGCAGAGCGTCGTGCCGCAGCAGCGGAAGCGGAAGTGGCCAGGCTGCGTAAGCCGGTGCCGATCCGTGATGATATGTCCGACGATGAGCGCGCCCGCGCTCATTCCCGGCAGTCATATCGCGAAGAAATGCGCGAGCATGCCGAAGAAAACGCGAAGGCTGCCGCCCAGCAGGCCGCAGAAACGCGTCGGCAGATATTCGAGGAAAAGGTTGCCGCTGTCGCCGACAAGCACCCTGACGCCCTCGCCAAGTTCTACGCGGTTCCCTGTTCTGCGACGATGGCTGATTACCTCTCGGAATCCGAGAAGGCTGGCGAGCTTGCCAGTTTCCTTGGGAACAACCCGCACGAGGCCCGGCGCATCGCGAGCCTGCCCAATGTGGCCCAGCAGGCAATCGAGCTGGCGAAAATCGAAGGGCGCTTGCAAAGCGCCGTCGAGGTTCGTCGTGTTTCACAGGCTCCCGCTCCCGCAGAAAACCGCCTCAAGGGCGGCGCATCTCCCCCAGGCTTCGACCCGCACAAGGCGAGCGTCGACGACTACGAGGTGATGCTGAGGAAAAAGGGAGTCATTTCCTAAGGAAACCTAGGCAATGGCCAACAGGACATTGACTGCGGATGTGGTGGCGAAGATCGCCCTCCCCATCCTTGAGAACCAGTTGGGGGTCGCAAAGACCGTCCATCGCGGCTTTGAAGACGAGTTTGCAGGCACCGTAAACGGCTACAAGAAGGGCGACACGGTTTCGATCCGCCGCCCGGTGGACTTCACCGTCCGCACTGGCGCCGTTGTTGACCTGCAGGACGTGATCGAAGGCAAGACCAACGTTGTTGTCAACACCCAGAAGGGCGTTGATTTCAAGTTCACGTCGGCAGACATGACCTTGAAGGTGGAAGACCTTGCCGAGCGCGTGATCAAGCCCGCCATGTCTACCCTGGCGAACGAGATCGAGCGCGATCTGCTCACGACCATGTATAAGGGCTTCTACCATTGGGTAGGCACCCCCGGTGAGACGATCAACAGCTTCTCGGACTTCTCCAAAGGCCCGCTCCGTGCGGACCAAATCCTTATGCCGCAGGAAGGCCGCACGTCGGTTCTCTCCCCGGCCGATCAGTGGGGAATGCTGGGCGCGCAGACGGCTCTGTTCATCCAGAACGCAGCCAACGGCGCGTATCGTGACGGCGACCTCGGCAAGATTGCCGGTGTCCGCACCATGATGAGTCAGGTTGTTCCGACGCACACCAACGGCGACGCAGTGGACGACACTGCCGTTATGGATGGCGACGAGTCCGTTAACGTCACCACCTATGACGCCGTGAAGGATACGTGGACGCAGACTATCGTCACGGACGGCTGGGGCAACTCCCAGACGATCAAGGCGGGCTCGGTGTTCACGATTGCAGACTGCTATATGGTGAACCCCAAGACCAAGGTTCGCACGACGGTTCTGCAGGAGTTCGTTGTTGTGTCCGACGCCCCCACGCACGCTGCTGGCGGCGACACTCAGATCACCATCTCGCCCCCGATCATCACCTCGGGTCCGCACCAGACGGTTGAGCTGACCTCGGCCATCAACGACAACGCCATCACGCTGTATGGCGCCGTGTCCACCGGCTATCTCCAGAACATGCTGTATCACAAGAACAGCACGGCGCTGGTGATGGTCCCGATGGAAGCCCCGCAGGGCGTGTCTGATGTTGGCCGTCAGTCCAAGAACGGTTTCTCGGTTCGCGTCGTTCCTGGCTACGACTTCATCAACGATATCAGCCGTTGGCGTCTCGACGTGCTCTACGGGATCAAGGTCATTGATCCCCGCCAGGGCATCCGTATGAGCGGCACGAGCGCTTAAGGAGGGAAACCACAATGGCAACTGAAAACACTCTCCAGCTCTCCGATGGCCGCGCCGAGGGCGTTACCCTTGGTCAGTCCACGACGGACCTGGTGGCGCTGTACGGCAAGACACCCATCGTCCAGCCCGCAGCCACCGCTCAGTCGGCAGTGGCCACGACCGCCCTTGCGACGGTCGCCTCAACAACCCTGACTGGCGCAGACCTCACGGCGATCAACGCCGTGATCGCTCGCGCTGGTGAGTTGACGGTCCTGGTCAATGCCCTGCGTTCCGCAGGCGTTGACCTGGGCACCATCAAGGGCTCCGCGTAAGTGGCAGACGGAAACCTAGACCCGGCCCCTAAAAGGGGCCGGGTTGTCTGGATAAGCGTGCCTGCGTACACGGGGCAGGTTATTCTCCCCACGGCGCAGGCATTGCTGTCCGAAGTGCTCACGCTCGCTCTGCGTGGGCATAACCCGCACATTGATTCCGAGTGCGGGAATGGGGAAATCAGCGTTGCGCGCGACCTAATTGTTGCGCGGTTCTTGGCCGGAACATCGAACGATGATGACGCCTTGGCCATGATCGACGCTGACGTGCAGTGGGAAGCTGGGGCGCTTGCCGATTTGGTAGAGAAGCCTACGGACCTTCGCTGCGGCATCTATCCGCAGCGCCGCGACCCGATTGCCTTCTCCGTTCGTCACGACATGACGCAACCGCAGCTCATGTCGAGTCGGACGCACGGCATGCTCAAGATTTGGGGCTGTCCCGCTGGGTTCATGGTCATGTCTCGCCGCATGCTTCGCTTAATGACGGAACGCTATGCGGACCTGAATTACTATTCCGCTGCTGCGCCAAACGAGACCTCCTGCGGCCTGTTTCAGGCGTATTGGATGCGAGATGCCATCATGCCCAATGGAAAGCGCGGGACGATAAAGCTGAGCGAGGATTATTCCTTCTGCCAGCGCTGGGTGGACATGGGCGGCGAGGTCTGGGTGGAGCCCAAGATCAAGATGGGACACACCGGCCTAAAGACGTTCACTGGCTCACTGCACGATCATCTGACGGAGCGTGCCAAGGTTGAGAGCCTGGCGCAGCCTGACCTTCCCAAGCCCATGCGGGCCTTCGCCTGATGGGCTTCGATTTCGCGCAGGCTGATGACTTCGCCAGCTCTGGAAATAGTATCACGCGGGCGTTTGGACTGTCCGGGTTCCGGGCGGGGTTCCAGCCGGGGGCATTCCAGTCCGAGGCATTCCAGACCGCCCGCAGGGGCGTCAGCTTCGGCCAAGCGACGACGCTGACTGACACCGGCCTGACCATGACCAGAACCACGAGCCTTGCGAGCTAGGCTTTGACACTCGAAGTCAAACACCTTTTCACCAATAACGTAGCGGATGAGCCCGGTTTTACCGGCGTCAAGCCGTCCGACTGGAACGCGGCACACACGCTTACGCAGGCGGGTGAGCGCCTGCTAGGCAAGGCCGACGCGGGCGCTGGCAGCACGACGGAAGTCTCCCTCGGCACGGGCCTTGAGTTTTCGGGTGGCGCCGTAAGGCGCTCTGCCATTACGGGTGATGTTGCGGTCCCGGCTGGCTCCAATGAAGCTACGCTCGCAACGGTAAATCCCAACGTCGGCACGTTTGGCGCCGCCGACACAGCAGTTGCACTCACGGTTGACGGCAAAGGCCGCATCACTGCGATTATACAGGGCGCCATCGCCATCGCCATCAGTCAAGTAACCGGCCTGGCTTCTGCGATTGCCGCTCTCGTGCCAACGTCCCGCACGATCACGGCCGGGGCTGGCCTGACGGGTGGTGGCGACCTGTCAAGCGATAGAACGCTGGATGTCGGCGCCGGGACGGGAATAGCCGTCAACGCGAACGATGTTGCTCTGGCTTCAATAGCTGACCAGCGCGTATTGGCGAATGTGTCAGGCGGTGCGGCAGCGCCGGTTGCAAACACGCTTACGGCCATCATTGATGCGTGCATAGGGTCCACAGCAAACGGCGATCTACTGTTCCGCTCGGGCGGCGTATGGACCCGCTTGCCGGTGGGCACGAACACCCACGTTCTCACGCTGACGGCCGGCGCGCCGGGCTGGGCCGCCCCATCGGGGGGCGGCGGCGGAGGCATCGGGCGTGACATTCTCATCAACCCCGATGGCCGTATTGATCAGCGTAATGGCGGCGCGGCAGCCACAACGGCAGATGATGCCTATGGCGGCCCGGATCGTTGGTATTCGCTGACGCAGACCGCATCTATCCAGGTGCAGCGACAGACCAACGGCGAAGACGGTACGCCGTTTTTCACCCGTCTGACGCAGACGCAAGCGTCGGCGCAGCGCATGGGGCGCGCGCAGATTGTCGAGAACCGGGATTGTGGCCACTTGCGCGGTCAGCCGGTTGTGCTCTCCGGTCGCATCCGCTGTTCGGCGTCCCAGGCCATCCGCTACGCCATCCTTGAATGGACGGGCACGGCAGATACCGTCACTTCCGATGTTGTGAACGATTGGACCAACGGCACGTTCACGGCCGGTCAGTTTTTCAATTCGACCACGCTCAACGTCCTGCAAGTTGGCAGCGTCACGCCCTCTGCCAACACCTGGACGGACCTAACCGAGATTACGGCGTCCTGCGGCTCGTCGCTCACGAACCTGATCGTGATGATCTGGACGGAAGGCACGATTGCGCAGAACGAGACGCTAGACTTCCGCATGAAGCTGGAGGCGGGCTCGTCGGCCACGGCGTTTGTGCCTCGTGCGCACGGTCAGGAATTGACGCTGTGCGAGCGCTTCTACCAGAAGTCTTACCAGCTCGCGGATGTTCCCGGCGCAAGCACGACAGACGGCGCATCCTTGCAGCGCTCGCCGGGCAGCAATCTGTCCTGGTCGGCCGTCTTCAAGACGCGCATGCGGATAACGCCGACTGTCACCATCTACTCGACCACCGGGGCGTCCGGCAACATGCGCAATCTCGGCGCGGGCTCCGACCTGGCGGCGCAGGCGACATTTCCTGGTGAGGCTGGCTTCACTCTGGATAACGCCGCATCGGCGTCCAGTGGCGCACTGTACGGTGCGCACTGGACGGCGGTTGCCGAGCTTTAGGCTGGCAGCTTTACGCCGAATATCTTGGCGGCTTCTCCCAGGGGCACGCTGAGCATTCGGTTTTCGTTGAGGCGCAAAAGAGTTCTCTCGACCGCGTTTGCTTCCACCCGGTCCCAGAACATTTGCGTTTCCTCACTTAGCGAGTGCATGCCGTGGGCTTCGGCTGTTCCGTCGCTAAAGAGGGTGACGGTTGGCTCTCGGATGGCATTGCGGTCGGTCGTACCCATGCGTCTCGCCTCTTGAGCTTTCGTGCTCCAAAATACAAATGGTGGGCGATGACTTTCTCTACCCATCCAAACACGGCCATGAACGCTAAAATCCCGAAGGCGTGAGCCGCTACATCGGCTAAGCGGCTGTATGGCGGCGGCAATGTCTGGGCCGCCCAATAGCAGAGCAAACCCCCGGCAAGACGCATCACTACAGTAGTAGTGGTGACGGGATGTGGGATGAAGCGCAAGGCAATCCGCTTGAGTCGCATTCCCGCCTTGGTGCCCCATCCGTCGCCTACGTTCATTCTGTCTACAGCGTGACCGGAAGTCACGTCAACGCCCCGTCTGCGGAGAAATAAGCAGTGGCAACCGCCCAGGAAATCGTTACCAGAGCCTTTCGGCGCCTCCAGGC